GAGCGAAAGGACACCGGACGAATCTATCTGATGAACGTCGACCATGCCAATGATCATGGTTCGTTTATCAAGGAGAAGGCTCCAATCAAGATGAGTAACCTCTGTTGTGAGATTACTCTTCCCACAACACCGCTGAAGGATATTCATGATGAGTCAGGCGAAATTAGCCTTTGCACGCTTGCAGCAATCAATTGGGGAAAGATTAGAAAGCCAACTGATTTCGAAAAGCCATGCACCATTGCAGTACGCGCTTTGGATGCCCTACTGGATTATCAGGACTATCCTGTTACAGCCGCTGCTATTGGTACTCGCAACCGCCGTCCTCTTGGCATCGGTATCATTAATTTTGCTTATTGGTTGGCTCGTAATGATACCAATTATTCTAATCCAAACCTTGATCTTGTGCATGAATACGCTGAGGCATGGAGTTACTACCTTATCAAAGCCTCGGTCGACCTGGCTGAAGAAGAAGAGTATGCATGCCCGAAATGGTTAGAGACGAAGTATGGTCATGGTATCATGCCGATTGATACCTATAAGAAAGAGGTCGACGAACTGGTTCAACCCAACTATAAGATGGACTGGAAGACACTTTCTTTCCGTGCCCAACAACACGGTATTCGCAACTCGACTCTTATGGCTCTCATGCCGGCTGAGACATCGGCCCAAATCTCGAACTCAACTAACGGTGTCGAACCTCCTCGTGCACTCGTTTCGGTCAAGCAGTCGAAGGACGGCGTACTCAAGCAAGTTGTTCCTGGAATCCAGAAGCTCAAGAATAAATACGAACTACTATGGGATCAAAAGTCTCCAGAAGGTTATCTGAAGATCATGGCGGTCCTGCAAAAGTTTATCGATCAGGCAATCTCTGTAAACACTTCTTACAACCCTCGCCACTATGAGGATGAGAAGATTCCGATGTCTGAAATGATTAAACACCTTTTGATGCATTATAAGTACGGCGGCAAAACGCTCTACTATTTCAACACCTTTGACGGTGCTGGTGAAATTGAAGAACCAAAACCACTAGCACAAGGGCAAGTAGATGATGAGGATTGTGACTCTTGTAAAATCTAACAGGAGTGATAAATGGCAAGAAAAGCGCCGTCTGCAACCGTAACCAAGCATGTTCCTATCGTAACCGGAACTTCTCAAGATACTCGTAGACCAAAACTATCTACTATGAATAAGCATAAGAAGAGAAGTTTTAAACCATATCGTGGCCAAGGCCGTTGACAGGAGAGTGAAAATGGATTATATTATGATTGACAATGACAAGTGGGATGATGCTGGAAAGAAGTACAAACTGATTTCTCTAAATCGTCGTCCTGAAAGTACTGCTGTTGAATTGGAACTTGAATATGAAGGTCAAACAATTCGCAGAGTAGAAGCTTACCACAGTATTCAGTGGGTAGAAGAAAAGGACTAGAATGCTATACACAGGCTCGGGAAATCTGCCCCACCATATCTATTGTTGGGTAGACTCGTCTTTCATTCGCAAGAATGCTAAGCCTTTCACTTACGAGCCTTGTATCTGGTTTGCTCTTCATGCCAAGGCTGGACATTCGTGGGGATGTCATATTATGCTTGAGTGTGGTGCCGTCTATCGTGGCGTGCCACCTCATGCACTTGCTTTCCATACTGTACCAGAGCAAGATTGGAAACTTCAAGATACTCAGATCTGGGATTGTTATGGAGACCAGTTCTCTGTCGTAACATATAATTATCTACATAGCCAAAGAGCAGAGATTCGAAGCAATGGTCTCTTTGGTCGTTATCTTTTCACAGTGATTCCAATGTATGATGGATTCACTCAAGACCCGTCTCAATCAAAAGAATTTATGTTCATTCAGCTTGACAATGGTAGGTTAACTATCATGCCAACGAATGAACTTCGATTCCATGATAAATCATATACCGAAGGCGATTGGCCGAAAGACCTGAAACTGAATAAGAATGTTTGGAGAGTAGAATGACCGTATTTAGCATCAACTATAAAGATGCGACACAACAGAATTGTTTCTTTGGCGAGCCAGTAAATATTGCTCGTTATGACAAGCAACGTTATTCTATTTTCGAAAAGCTTACTGATAAGCAGCTAGGTTTCTTTTGGAGACCAGAGGAAGTTGATCTGTCACGTGACGGTAAGGACTTTAAGGGACTCACCGAAAATGAAAAACACATCTTTACGTCCAACCTCAAACGTCAGATCCTTCTTGATAGCGTGCAGGGCCGTGCCCCTTCTTTGGCTTTTCTTCCGATCTGCTCGCTTCCGGAACTGGAAACGTGGATCCAGACTTGGGCATTCTCTGAAACAATTCACTCTCGCTCATATACTCATATCATTCGTAACATCTATTCTGATCCATCGAAAGTCTTCGACGAAATGCTCGAACTCGAAGAGATCGTAGACTGCGCAAACGATATCAGCAAGTACTATGATAGACTTATTACAGCCAATAACCAGTATGCTCTCTTCAAGCACGATAAGAAGCACGCATATGATCATAAGAGAGATCTATGGCTCTGTCTGAACGCAGTGAACGCACTTGAAGGAGTAAGATTTTATGTATCATTCGCATGCAGTTGGGCGTTTGCTGAAGTTAAGAAAATGGAGGGCAACGCTAAGATCATTAAACTCATCGCACGCGACGAAAACGTTCACCTTGCCAGCACTCAGCAACTCCTCAAAATTCTTCCAAAAGAAGATGAAGACTTTGAACGCATACAGGAAGAGACACGCGAGGATTGCATCGCGATGTTCTATAGTGTGGTTGAGCAGGAGAAGGCGTGGGCGCGCTACTTATTTAAGAATGGGTCTATGATTGGTCTGAATGAGCAGTTGCTCTGTGACTACGTAGATCATATTGCTGCGAAGCGTATGGGTGCTATTGGACTCAATGGTAAGCCTGGTGCCAACCCTCTTCCATGGACTCAGAAATGGATCTCTGGCGCCGAGGTTCAGGTTGCTCCACAAGAAACAGAAATCACTAGTTATGTCATTGGTGGTGTTAAAAAGGATGTAGACGAAAACACTTTCAAGGGATTTAGCCTATAATGGATTGGACAACTTGCCCCTCCTGTGAGGAGGAATTTAAAATTATAACGGACAGTACAGTAACTCCAGTCTATTGTCCTTTCTGTTCGGAAGAGCTTGATCTTGAAGATCTTTATGATGAAGAAGAAGATGAATAAATAAATCTTTCCGCTTGTTATGGAATAGATTTATGTGGTTATACGAAGGCAAAGAATTTACAAACGATGGTGAATGGTACGGCTTTGTATATCTGATTGAAAACTTGACCAATGGTAAGAAATACATAGGTCGTAAGTATCTCACAAAAGCTGGATACAAGACTGTCAAAGGTAAACGTAAGAAGATCCGTGTAGAGTCCGATTGGGACGACTATTACGGATCTTCTCCAGCCTTAAAGGCAGACATAGAAAAGCTTGGTAAAGAGAACTTTAAAAGATCTATTCTTCGGTTGTGTAAATCGCGTGGTGAATGTAACTACTTTGAAACAAAGTATATCTTTGATAATGATGCAATACTTGATCCAAATTATTATAACAACTGGGTAAGTTGCAAGATTCAAGCGAGCCACGTAAAGGCTCTACTTTTTAACCCCGAACAGGAGACTTTATGAGGTGGGCAAAGTACTAGAACACAAGCACTTAATTGTAAGAGCAGAATTAAACAATCCTCCACAATGCACTACGGCAATCGAAGCCTGGATGCGAAAGCTAGTGGAAGCAATTGACATGAAGATCCTGATGGGTCCTTATTCAGTTTATTCAGATATGGTTGGCAATCGTGGCTTGACTGCGGTGACTATTATCGAGACCAGTCATATTGCTCTTCATGTTTGGGATGAGTGCGAGCCAGCACTTGCTCAACTGGACGTTTACACATGCAGTACTCTGAATACACAAGACGTGTTTGAAGCTATTCAGTCTTGGGACCCAGTAAAAGTAGAGTATAAGTATATTGATAGAGAGAATCAATTGACATTAATTGAGAAACGTGTTATATAATGGGATATAAGAGAACAACTCGTAGTGGAAATAATGGTACTCGTACCACTTACACACAGTCGTTCAAAGGTCCTAAGCGTTCTTCTAAAATGTCTCAGAGTACTGGTGGTAAGACATCAAGAGTTACCACCACTACTAATCTAAACACCGGTGAAAGAAAGACTTATGTTACTCAACGAACTAGTGATGGTTGGGTAACTCGTAAAAGTCTTTCTTCACCGAAACCAAAACCAGTTAAATTCAAGAAACCAAAAAAGATC